GTTTGCGACAGTATGTTCAGATATTTCTTTATATGCTTGTTTTGAAACTTGTTCTTCTAACTTTTGAGAAATATAATTTTGTTTAATGTATTGTCTGGCTTCTTCAACTGTATTAAATTTAGTTTCAACATTATCAATTAAAACTTTACCTGTATCTAATTTTTCAATTAGATGTTGATAAGATCTGATACTTTCTACTACACCAGAAGGTTTGATCTTATTTGTAAAGTCAGTATAATACATTAATATTATCCTGCGATAGCCTTGTGAGTTGCAATACGACCCTTCGCATAAGCATCTTTAACTGCTGGTACAACTTGACGAATGGCACCTGCTGTTCTAGCTACGCCACCGATAGCTGCTCCAACTGCTTTACCAGCAAGTTTAGCAGTACCTTTAACTACTTTACCAACAAATTTACCAAGACCTTCGTCTAACACGAATGCTTGTTTTTCTTCTTCTGTAAGAGCATCATACTCTTCTTGAGTTAATTGAACTTCTTCGTAAACAAGTTCTTCTTCTTCTGTTTGATTAAACAAAGATTGAGCAACATCCATACGCATATTATCTAACTTAGCGGAAATCTTTTCTGCCATAGTAGCATTAAATGCTTGTTCTGTTTGCACTGCGTTTCCTGTGGCGATTGCCGAAACCAAATCTCTAACTGAATTACTCATGGTGTATCTCCTTTATTTTTTATCTTGATTAGGCGATTCTTCGTTTCCGCCAAAACCATTATCTGCTAAATGTTGTTGCTGGGCTACCTGAGTGACTGCAGATAATCTTCCTTGTTCATCAGCTAACTGCATTTGTTGAACTTTATCTTCAGCCATTTCTTTATCCATAATTTCAATTTCTTCATCAGTTTGCATCAACAGATTCTTACGAATCCATGCGCTAGAATAAAAACGACCAATATATGGCTCAACTTGCTGCAGTGCTGTAACTCTCTGCATTAACAACTCATTATCTTTTAATTCAGTGAAATGATTATCTGCTTGATAATCATATTGTATTGCTTGTTCAATTGCAGTCCATTCTTCATCACGAATAATACCTTTGGCAATTAATTGAACACGCAATGCACCACTAAACAATCCAGAAAACTTTTTACGTAGACGAGCAATAAATTTATTAAACTTAATCTCATCACGAGAAATCTCAGTACTTCTACCAAGAGAGAAACCAGTAGCTGGTTGTAATCTTGATAATGGCACATTCAATGCCTGATATAATTTAGTTTGGAAATATTGAATATCAGCAATATCTCCCAAATTCTGCCCACCTGGAAGAGTTGTAATTTCAGTTCCTTTACCACCTTCACGACGTGGCATCCAGAAATCTTCCATCATACTCAAATGACGACGATCGTCACGAGTCTCTCCAGTTGTCGCATCATAAACAATTTTATTTCTAAACTTGTTCATAATATCATTGACGTATTGTTCTGCTTTTAATTTCGGCAGATTACCAACGTCAACATAAAATACTCTACGCTCAGGTGCACGTGAAATGCGGTAGATAACTACTGCATCTTCAATCATCTTTAACTGGTTGGTTGGCTTAATCGCTTTATGCAAATAAGACATCATCATGCCAGTATTCTGATCCACCATTCCCGAAGGGGTGTAGATAATTGAATCTAACGAGAGCTTAATTCCTTGCGTAGTATTCTCTTGAATACCTTTATCATTATACAGATAAAATTCTTCGCTCTTAACTACAACATCAACACCTTGTGGTGTTCTTTTCTTTTCAACCTTTTTAATCTTGCGAATCTTACGAGGATCCACAAAACGCAATTCTTGAATGCCCAACTTAGGTTGGTTCATATCAATTAAAATATTGTAATAAATTCTTCCATCAATATACCACTGACGGAAAATGTCATGACCCTTGTCATCAAAATTTAATAAACGAAGGACTTCATCAAACTCTGTTCTAATCTTACCTTTAATTCCGTCAGACAATTTAACTTTGTCTAAGTTAATTTTAACAGCTTGATCATCAGGTTCAGCGATAATCGCTTCGTTTACAATATCTTCAATAGCAGCATCACAGTCAGCATATAAAGAAGTATCTCTATAACGACGAATAAGATCGTTCTCATTTTTAACGATGGTATCCATATCCATAACCATTCCATAATAGGAAGTGGCATTCGTGGATACAACTGTTGATCCATCATCAGAGATCGGAGTTACAACTGCTCCGATCTCTTTGTCTGTCTGCTTACGCTTTATCTCAAATCCAAAAATTTGCATAATTTAAAAAACCCTAATTATAAAGTTAAATTGGTAGTGGGAAACTACCGATTGGTGTATCAACGGAAACATTAAGATTGATTCCACCACCCTCAGTTGCATTAGAAGTAAAGTAATTGAATTGGAATTCTACATCAAATTGTTCGATCTGGTTTTGTTGATCATAGTCTAATGCGATTGGTCCAATGTTTGTTGGGAATGCATCTACAAATTTGTATGACTTGATGATTGCGCCAGAGCGATCTAGTTGATGCACTTGTAAGTCTACTTGATAGTCACGTGGGTTTGTTCTACCATCAGTTGAACTATAACTTTGAATACCAGCTTGCCATTGTTCCATAGCATTACGGATATTGAAAGTAGTATCGTTGTAAATTGATACAGTCCATGGAGCAAAGTTACGCTCGCCTGCGAAGTTTACTGGACGACCTTTATAAAGAACTTGAATGTTCTCGATAGTGGAAGCTGGTAACTGTGCAGACTTACACAAGAACTGAGCACGTTGACCAGCTACGACACCTAGTGGTACGTAGCTTGGGAATACTAATTCAACACGGAATTGATTTGGGCGAGCACCGCCACCAATCATTTGCGCTTTGAAGTCGCTAATATTTGCCATTTAAATCTCCTTTGTTCTTTCTTTATTTAGTCTCTTAGCCACCGATCTCGCTGAAATTAATTCCAGAACGAGCAGCAACGAAGTTAAGAGTAATAAAGTTAATTGAACGTGCTGGCTTGATAAAGATATCAGCAACGAATTCGTTACGGTCAATAACTTCGCCAGTATTGTTAGAGTCATCACACTTAACAACGAAGTCAGTAATACCACGACGACCTTGAACGTCACGTAGGAATGGTTCAACTAAGTTCTTAAACTGAGCACGAGTGAATCCATCGTTGAATTCAAACAACTGATACTTAGCAGCAGTTGCAATGGCTTTCTCAAGAACAATAAACAGACGACGCACGTTAATGCGATCGAATGCAGATGGCTTAGCCAATAATGTCTTATCGCCAAACAATACAGTACCATCTCCTGGGAAAGTAACAACTGGGTTTACGCCATTCTTGTATAGGTTGTCACGATCTGTTTTGTCTAAACTAATTGCTAGCTTAACTACGTTCTTAACTTGACCACGATTCAAACCACCTGGAGACCACCATGCATCGTTAGTGTAGTCAGTACGTGCGCACAATCCAGCGATATCGCCGTTTAGTGGAACATAACGATACTTGTCGTTGTAACGATCATATTGATACTTATAGCCAGAATCTAAAGCTGCATAAGAAGTAGTTGTCAATGCATTGCGATATGCAATGATTTTAGTTACGGCAGTTCCTTGGCTATTTGCGCTAGTGATGATAGAACCATCAGTATCTTCTGGAGAGAAGAATGCCATACAATCTCTTCTAGTTTCTACAATATCAATGATAGCATTGGCAACCGCAACAGAACATTTACCTGCTGGAATTAATGAGATGTCATAAGTTGCATCATCAGAGAAAATAGTCCATGCAGTGATACGTTGACCATCAGTTGCAGTGAAATCATCAAGACCACCTGATAGAGAACGAGTTACAGATGCAGAGTTAGCGAATGATGTTCCTGCTACATCATTACCCCAGTTAGTTCCAGTAGCTGGATGATCCATCCACCAGATATACTGTGAGCGAGAATTGATTACGTCTTTGTAGTAGTTATTAGTTCCGTCAAATTTCTTTGCGTCACCAGCTTTTGAAACATAAGAATATTTTTCTAGAATAGTTCCTGGAACACCAGTCCACAAACCATCCTCATCGATAACGATTAAATGTAGTTCATCATTTGAACCACCTACGCTTGCTGCAGCATCAGAAGTTCCTGGAGCTGTATCAAATTCATCTTTGTATGCCCATGTAGAAAAACTTGATGCGTCAGCTAAAGAAACTAATAAAGAGTTACCCAATGTTCCTGGATATTTTGCAGCGAATTCGCCAACAACACCAGCACCATTTACAAAAGATGTTAGGTAATCGTTTTCGTTATTAATTTTAACGCCACCAGTTGCAACAACTGCAGTTCCAGAAGCACCAGTACCACCGCCACCAGTTAGTGTAACTGTTGGAGCAGAAGTATATCCAGATCCGCCATTGGTAACTGTAATGCTAGCAACTGTTGTACTAGAAAGAGTGATCGCACCAGCAGTTGCGCCAGTACCAGTACCAGTAATAACTGCAGTTGGAGCAGTTGTATAACCAGATCCACCGCTAGTGATTGTGATGCCAGTAACAGCACCATCAGTAACTTGAACAGTACCAGTCGCAGCAGTACCACCAGCTGGAGCAGTGAAAGTTATAGTAGGTGTTCCAGTGTAACCAGTACCACCAGCAGAAACTGCAGCGGAAGTAATAGAACTACCAGCCATATTGGCTACTGCAGTGGCTTGCACACCACCAGCAATTTGTGGTGCGCTAAGTGTTACAACTGGAGCAGAAGTATAACCTGATCCAGCAGCACTTCTGGTAATTGCAGTTACAGTACCAGATGGACTAGAAACAGCATTACGGTGATTGATTGTATCAACACGAACGACCAATAAATTGTTTGTATATGATAAGAAGTTTGCTGCTGTGAAAAAAGATGCTGCACTATCGGCAACAGGTTTTCCGAAACGACGAACAAGTTCGGTTTCAGATGAAATGGTTACAGGTTGAAGAACTGGACCCCACTGGAACACTCCAGCAAAAGCACCAGCAGAAGTCGAAACTGCTGGTACAATAGAGGTAAAGTCTTTTTCTACAACTGCAACGCCAGGACTAAGTTGAAAAGGCATTGTAATTCTCCTTATTACATGTTATTCTGTTTTGCTTCGAGGAGCACTTGAAAGCACTAATTTATTTATTGAAACCGCAATTTCAAAAGTTCAGTAGTGGTTTCTCTCTTGTATCCCCATTGTCAAAAAAACCAAATGGGGTAAGTTCTTCTTCCATCGCTTTAATCTTTTTCTCATACATAATTTGTCTTAGGTTTACATTATTTAGGTCTTTGAAATAACTCGTAGAAGTTAGCCAAGAAAACAGAACCAAAGACATAACCATATCATCATGATATCCCTCATCTGCTTCATATGAATTGCGTTTTTCAATAAAAGTTGAAATTTCTGATATAATATCTGCGTCTTGTATAATTAACTTATTTTCTTCAACCAACGCTTTGAAATTATGACAACCAGTTCTTTTAACCTTTTTATCAGTATTTACGCCAAGTTGGGTCTGACCACCACCGAAACCACCAGTAACAGTTTGGAACCCTGTACTTCTATTCACAAAAACTAGATTTTCATATTCTAATTCATGATGCAAAATGTATGGAACTTGCTCGCTTGAATTGGTTTCCACCAAAACAAACGCTTGATTAAATTGTGTAGCCACGTGATAAATTACACTAGGATACATCAATGGACTAATATCATTTTTTCGATATTTACCGACAAGTCTGTATGGGACTTCTGTAATATCGACAATAGTGAAAGCAGAATAATCTCCACCAACACCTTTCGCTGTATCCGCCACCAACACATAAGTGTGGTTTTCTTGCGGATTTTCATATAGATCTAAACCATCTTTGCTGAATACTGGGACTGCAACTGACATCTTTGCAATAACATCAGCATTGACTAAAGTTAAACTAGAACCTAAGAACTTACATAAAACCTCTTGGTTATATTTTAACTCACCGAGCATGGCTTTCTGCTCAGCTGCCCATTTCTCATCACGTCCTGGAATTTTCCAATATGGAATGAATAATGGAACAAAACCATTTCTACCATTTTCAGCATCATTCCAGAATTTCCAGAAGTGATTATAACCGAGTGGCGTAGAACTTAAAAGAATCTTTGTTGTTTCACCAGCAGAAATAGTTGGGTAAACTGACGTAAAAAATTCTTCAGCAACTGTATTTGGGATAATCGCAGTTTCGTCAACATATAGTAAGTTAACAGATTTACCACGAATACCTGAAGCTGACGTTGCAGCAGTAAATACTTTACTACCATTCTCCAATTCAATGTCACCCTTATTCCAAGTGGTAACACCTTGTTGCAACCAAAGTGGCAATCCTTCATACATCAACTGATAGCGAGATAAAACTTCTCGAGCTGCAGTTGCTTTATTTGCAAGAATAGCAACAGTCTTATTATCTTGAAACAGAGTATACCAAAGGATATATGCAGCGGAAGTAGTAGTCTTCCCCTGCTGGCGACCCTCCATAAGAATCACTCTTCGATTCTCATGAATAACTTTAACTTTGTCTTTTTGGCAATCGTATAATTTAAAAGGAATCAACCCTTTATCAAGAGAAACAATCTGACAATATGTTTCTATAAAATAGATTGGATCATCACGACATTTTAAATACTCTTGAACATTCTCTGGTGTGAACTGAACTGTTACACCAGCAGCTTTTAAATTCGCATTAGCATTATAAATTTTAACCATATTTAAAAATTATCTTCCCAATTCTCTTGGGAAATTGTTGCAGTTGCAGGATCACCCTCAGCAACATAAACTCTATTTGGGTTACTAAAGTTTTCATTCTGACCAACATTGGCATTAACTTGAGTAATAACTCCTTGTCCAGAAACTGGTCCAAACAAGCTAGTTTTCAATGTAAAGTTTAAAGTATGTGTAACGAAGCGACGAGTCTGAAAGTCGCCATCGTAATCATCTTGAACAGAAACACTATTTAAGATAATAGGAACATCTAAAACAATATTCATATCCTGAACAGTTTTAACTGCAAGTGTATATTCAGGTGTAAATGTTGGAAGGATCTGTTCAATTATTTGCAATCCATCTTCCTGAGTTTTAGTTAATACATATAAAGATATATCGATATTATATGGCACAGGGGTATAAACATAACTCATAGAATCTAATGCTGAACCACATGTAATTTTTTGCATGCGGTTAATTTTTCTTGTGGCATCGTATGTATAACCAGTAATCTCAAAAGACATACGTGGTAAAGTTGTATATGTATTATTCTTTAACTCTGGGTCTTGTTCAATTCTTACCAGCCACTTTTCTTTTGGCGCATAAGCCAATGGAACTTGAACACGTTGAACTGTTGTTCCTGTTACAGAATCGCCTTCTTTGCGATCAATATAAATGTCGCTGAATAAACGACCAAACGCTACAATGCTTTTGCGAATAATTCCGTGATAGTAAACTTGATTATTTAACATTATACACCCACATCACCGAAAGGATTATTTTCTGAAAATAAGATATCTGTAGCTTCTTCTTTAAAGGTGTTATTGTCGCCAAAAGAATCGGGTTTATCAATATCAGCTTCAATTACAGCAGTTGCTGCAGCATTACTTCCGCCACCTCCAGTAAATGCTATTGCAGGTGGTATTTGATATCCAGTTCCACCATTGGTTACGTCTACACGAATAACTTTATTTGCAGTAGAACCACTACCCAGAACAGCAGTTGCTGTTGCACCAGTACCAGTTCCAGAAGTAATTACAACAGTTGGAGCTGTTGTATATCCAGATCCTTGGGTTGTTACTTCTATAGATTTAACATATCCAAACGCACTTCTTGTGGTATTCGTACTGAATGTTTTTAATGATTCAAATGTATCTACAGCTGCAAGACCAGTATCAATACGCTCAGAGCTGTATTGGAACAATTCAACTTGTAGTTTATATACATATAACTTACCAAGCTGATAAAATGGATCTTGGTGTTGAACGAACTTAACTTCGAACAATCCCTTTGATAATGGGAAATAAATTAAATCACCCTCGCATGGACGATTGGGAAGAATAGTTGCACCATAGCGACCAATAAATTGTTCCCAACGACGTCTTGCAACTACAAGAGTTGCAGACTGTTCCATCATTAAACCAAACTTCTGAATGAACGCACCTTGCCCAGCAAAGTTATCTACGTTTTCAAAATACATTTCAACTGGAAATGCACTTTTAAATTCTGATAGGCGATCTTCGCCCAGCACATCATCTTTTGAAACTAAAGTTCTTGGAATATAAAAAACCTCTTGACCATAAATGCGCAGAGACTCAATGATCAGATCTTCTACTAGATGCTGCTCATTCTTAGTTCCATGAGAAAAATAAACATTAGTTGTAGTCATGTTATCCTAGGAAAAACTCGAGCGGAGCAGATTTATTTTGCAATTCATCTTCTAACTCTTTAATTTCTCCTACTGCTTCGTCATACAATTTATCGCCATCCAAAGTAACACCACCTGGAAGCTGAATTCCTGAAAACTTTTTAATGTTTGTTGCCCATTGTTTTTTAAATAGAGCAGTAACATATTTTTTTAACCACGATTCGTTCCATGCTTTAGAGAACTCAGTTGGGTCTAAAGCACGATATGCTTCGCAAACAATAATTCCACCCTCAACTACATCAGTACCCCATTTTAAATCTATGTGTAATCTATTTTGAAGACGATTAAATCTATACATCTGTGGACCATTTAATTCCATATCCAACAATGCAATGTGCGACATTACAGTTTTGTAATAGATTATAGATGTTGATGTCAGATCGTAAAGATCGTGTAAACGAAGTTGATATTGAATATCAAAAAGACTTTTAGATGAGGATGTCTGTGATACAGGAACTACACGTGTAATCCCATATACTGCATCTGCAATAGGAATATACTTATTTGTAATATCAGCTGCTGTGACAGTATGCTTTAGATATACTCGTTCAATACCATCGTAGTGATATTGCTTCCAATATTCTAACGCTTCATCGATGCGATCTTCTAACTGATCGTCATCTACGTTGATCTCTAATACTGGAGCACCTAATGCTCTTAAACAGTATTCTCTCAACCCCTGTCTAGAAGTTACTACTGCCATTTTACTCTCCTAGTTTGGCTTTTAGTGCATTAACCTCTGCAGAAAGTTCTTGAACTGCCTTAATTAAAACAGAAACCATTTGCGAATAATTAACAGTTTTGTATCCATCGCTTTCGCCAACAAACTCAGGTAGAATTGCTTCCACTTCTTGTGCAATTAAACCAACTTCATGATTATCATTTCTGTCATATTGAACAGAACGTAATTGCAAAACTTTATCTAAACCATATGAAGAATCTTCAATGTTAGACTTTAATCTTGCGTCAGAAGAAGTTTGGAAAGAACCACCAGTAATTTGTCCTGAAGCTGTAAATGAGCTTGTAGTGCTAACCGCATCTGTAAACGTTCCAGTTGTATGAGATGCTGGACCACCAGAAATACCACTGGAAGAAGTGATCAATCCTGATACGCTTAATGTTGAACTTAAAGTTGTTGCGCCAGTTACGCCTAGAGTGCCACCAATAGTAGAGTTTCCAGTACCAATAATTCCACCAAGACGTAGATTATCATATGTTGCACCAGTGAAGTCATATACGTTTCCTGGAGCAGCTGTAGTGTTGGAGAACAATCTCCACTCACCAGAAGATGCTTGTTTAACTAAACCTGTTTTTTTGCTTCCACTAGAAACATAAGCACCAATAATACCGATGTCGATTGAGTTTCCAGCATTATCAGAAGCAAGATATAATTGTGGAGTTGTAACAGTCAGTGATTGACTGTTTGTAGTTGTTGTAGTACCAGAAACAGATAAGTTACCTGAAACAGTTAAATTTCCACCTACGTTAGCTGCGCCAGCTATACCAACACCACCATCAACGACTAAAGCACCTGTTGTTGTAGAACTTGATGCTGTTGTAAGTTTAACATTAAGAGAAGTTCTATTCCATTTACCTGCATATACAGATCCGTTTGTGCCAGCATTTTGCACGTAGAAATCTAAATCTCCGTTAGCTGCACCCGCAGAAGTTTCTGCAAGAATATAGGTGTATGCATTAACTGATTTAACACCACCAAGTGACGACCAAGCACCAGAAGAATATCCCTCGAATGTAGATTGAGTAGAGTTATAACGAATCATACCGACTGCTGGAGAAGCAGGTCTCTGAACAGTAGTACCAACTGGAATTGTCCAGTGGCTAGTTCCAGTTGCAGCAATAATGTCAAGACCAGCTAAGGAAGTAGAAGAACTACCAAGAGAAATAACAGTAGAACCAACTGTAACGTCAGCAGTCGCCCATCCTGGAGCATAACCAGCACCATTCGACTTCAAGAATGTTCCTGATGCGCCAGCAGTAATGAATGTAGTTAAAGAAGAGTCTTGCTGAATAACTAACTGTCCTGCAGAACCACCAGCCACGTTAGTGGCATATGTAGCATTAACAGCAGTACCTGTTTGTAGACCAGTTGAGTTAATCCAAGATGGACCAGCAGAACCACCTGAAATAAGAACTTGTCCAGAAGTTCCTGCAGCAGATAAATTAATACCTGTAGCAGTACCATAGGCAACAGCACCAGCGACAGGTGTAATGGCAGTATTAGTTCCGCCATATTGCAATGACACTGGACTACCATTCCAAACAGAACCAGTACTGTGGGTTTTATTCAGAACTGTCTGCGTTGCATTTGTAGTTAACGCAATAGAACCACCACCAGCAGTTACGCCATCGTGGATTCTAAGTGTTTTAACTTCAGTATCATAGGTCAACTCGCCTACTGCGCCAGTGAACGCATTATTCTGAGTGGTAGTACCTCGTCTAAATTGTACTTGTGTTGCCATAGTTTTCCTCTAATTTTTATCTTATATTTAGGCTTGGGCTTCTGTCCAGAATAAGTTTACGTTCACTTTAGCATTACCACTACCTAAGTTTTTAACTACAACGGCTAAAACGTCTGGACCATCAGGATAGTTACTATAACCACCAATAGCCGAATTTGATAGTTCTTTTAGTTTTGTTAAGTCAATCTCAGCAAATCCTCCTGGAGGTCCAAGAGTTGCGAAAATCTGTTCTCCTGGAGTTGCTTCAGTAGTAGTGCTTGTAGAGATCTGAGCAAAAGAAGGTTGTGAACCTAAAGCTGCTTGGTTTACGTTTTCCCACGAAAGAGTAGATGCATCAATATTACCTGGATTTAACATACCAATTAACTGAACAGATTGGTCTGTTGTAATCTGTAATTTTTCCAACAATAATTGTGAACGATTAATCAAATCTCTATCTCCGAAGTCAGCAGCAATGGAGTTTGAAACTGATGGAGCCAATCTAATAAAGAATACAGTTTTTGCAGCACCTGCGTTAATTGTATTGGATAAAGAAGCGTAGTTAAAATAGTATCCACGATCAGTATCAAAATTACCGTCCATAATATATGAAGAACCCCAGTGGTTAATTAATGGTGAGCAAGTTACACTCATTAATCCAACACCCTGTTGTCCATTTCCTTCACTATGAGCAAAAGCTGGTCTTCCTGTAAATGTTCTATTTAAACCACCAACGAATTGAGTGATGCTTGAACCTCTAGTACATCCAGTTAATGTATTTCCTGTTTTACCAGTGTATTGAATTAACTCTCCTTCTAGGTTAAGTACTCCACCAGTAGCTGGGTACCTAGATGCGTCTTTAACTGTAATGGTTGTTTGAGTTGCGTCTACATTTTCAGTTAACGTAGACGCAGCGATTTCATTAATAACTTGATAACGAATAGTTGAGTTACCAGTACGCATGTACGCTTCATCATTAACGTTATTCTGTTTCATTCTATGTACAGGAATCATGTTACCATCAGATCCACGAATCATCCAATCAATAAAACCAGCACCATACCAAGAGAATTGAATACCGATCATCTGCATTTTACCTAGATTAATCTTATATCCAGATTCTCCAGTTCCATCTATCTTATCAATATTAAATTGAGATTGAGGGACACGTGTATCTCTAATTACCGTATATTTTACTTTACCTGACGGATTAATGCCACGATATGGAGGATTAATAGTTAATGCTGTATCGCTACTAATAGATGCAACTTTATATGTCATACCACGAATAATAATATTACTACCCGCACGTAACTGTTGAGTGAAACGACTATTCGTGCCAGTAACTGATTGAGATCCTGGAGTACAAGCAACATATCCTGATAATTGATATGTACCTGAACGCTTACCTACAGCAAGTTCTTGTCCATCAAATTCCCAGAAAACTCCGTTTTGGTCATCGAATGGACCGCAACGAACAGTGGATCCATGCCAGCCTACAACTGTTACACGTGGCAAGTCAGTTAAAACTGCTGTGGCAGATTCCAATGTATTAGAAGCTGAGTATGTAAATGTTTGTTCGTTAACAACGGAAGTAATACCGTATGTTCCATTATAACCTCCAGTAATAACACCTGCAATAGTAACAGTTGCACCAACTTGACATCCATGGTTAGTTTCGCACGTTACTGTAACAACAGATCCTGGAACTGTACCATTAGCTGAGATTTGATCTAAGTTATGTACTGGGCAGAATAAAACACCAGAAGTGAACATAACACCTTTACCTGATTGGTAACGGATATATTTTTTAGTTTGACGAATAGCAGATGCGCCATTTGATGGACTAAATGGTCCAAGAATAATACCTCCATCAAATGGACGATGGATAGAAATAGCGTCTGAACGAACGAAAACTTTTCCATTCAATCCTGTATTAGAAACTGATCCGCCAACTCGAGCAGTATATGTAAACGTAGTTGGGTTAACAATAGTTTCTAAGAAAAAGTTTCCTGAAATTAAATTATGATTAGTTCCATTGGAAGTATTAATTACAGTAATTGGAGATCCTGGAACCAGACCATGGTTGGCTGATAATGTTACAGTAATCTTCGATGGGTTAACACCATCACTGACAATACTCGTCACTGGCATTTGTGCACCAGCATAGAAACCACCACGACGACCATAAGTCGCACTACCGAACATAGTTTGTCCGTTAGTCCCAACAATACCCTTAGCATAATATGTAAATGTTGTAGAGTTTGGAACACTGGCAACGATAAACGCACCTTCTGCTCGTGCATAGTTTAATACAACAGAAAGACCATGAAGAATAACTGGATCGCCAACTAAGAGACCATGTGGTGCTGTAGTTGTTACGGTAATAATCGAAGGAGTTGCTCCGTCAGTAGTTACGTTAGAAATAAACAAGTCAAGTCCAGGTTTTTCAAAGATACCTGGAATATTTCTAATAGAAGAATAGTTCTGCCACTTTGTAGTTTGTAGACCATACTCAAAGTCAGCGTCAATCATCGCCTGAGGGTTTGCAATACGGATACGTTCAATAGCATCTGTACCGAATGCATATGGTCGAATGATAGTACCTTGATAACTAGGAGCGTCAGTGTAGATTGCCAAAGAATGTGTAGATAACATCTCTGATGTATCTTTTGTCAAAGTAATGGTAGTTACTCCATCATAAGCAGTATTGAATGTATCAGCATCATCAGCATTAAATGATATGGTTGCACTGCGTGTAGGATCTCCTAACGCATAGATGTTTTCTTGTGTACTTTTATTTGTAATAACCAATAGTTGATTTAAGTCAACTTTTCCAGGAATCTTAATTGTTCCTTGGTTAACTCCACCTGGAGTAAAAATATATTTTTCTGCTAATGCACGAGCCATAGTTTATCCTTTAGAATCCAAAAATAATAGAGTAAGCAATATAATCTGATTTAACAGATTGATCCAAGTTATTCAATGACACAATACCATCCAATCGTAGTTGTCCCATATCATAAACAAAAAACGCAAGCTGAGTAACAAGTCCAAGATCTTCAGTAATACCGATACTTGAATCGCTAACTTCTCCCAAATCACTCATTGCTTGAGGAGCAAAAACAGCAGAAGCTACAGCAACGTCATTGTTAGCATTGACCCACTGGGATCCATTAAACTTAAGAACCTGCTGTGCTTGCGGAGAATTAATTACAACGTCATCAAGACCATCTAATGTAACTGTTGGAGCAGGTACATTAATAACACCAGTAGATGAATTGTATGTTGCTCCACCACTGACACTAATAGCAGCTCTTGCTCTAGCGTCTGTAAAGTATTTATTCGTTCCTTCAGAGAGGTCTGAAGTAGATTTTGATCCTAAACGATTATCAAATGCAGTATTAGCTCTAGTGGTAGTGAAATAAAGGTTAGTAGAACCTTCTGTAACACTATCTGTAGTTGGATTACTATAACTAATTACACCAGTAGTTGAGTTATAAGATAAGTTGCCACTGGCACTAATAGCACTTCTTGCTCTCGCATTAGTGAAATAAAGATTAGTTCCTTCAGCTAAGTTTGTAGTTGACTTAGTTCCAAGCCAAGTATTTGCTGTAGAAGTAAAATCTGCAGTATTTAATTTGGTACCAACTAAAGTAGTTAGCGTAGAAGCATAGTTTGGATCGTTGCCAATTGCTGTCGCTAACTCTTGTAAAGTATCTAATGTAGCAGGAGTAGAACCTACTAAGTCTGCTACCTTTGTATTAACATAAGTTTGTGTTGCGATAGTGGATGTATCTACAGCAATCGCACCAGTGCCACTGTTATATGAAATACCAGTTCCAGCTGAATGAGCAGCTCTTGCACGAGCATCTGTATAATAAAGATTGCTTCCCTCAGCAATATCTGAAGTAGTAGCTTGTGCACCTACTGTAGCACGACCTTTAGTATCAACAGTAATCTTGGTGTAAGTTCCAGCACCGATACCAGTTGCTGCCAGAGTCGCATTAGTTATATCTGCGCCAGTGGTTCCAGATAATGTTAAATCGCCACCAGTAACAGCAATAGAACTTGAAGGAATGAATACTGCAGTTGTAGAAACACCAGTTACCAAACCTTTAGCATTTACAGTGATAGTTGGAATCGCTGTTGAAGAACCAAATGTTCCTACATTTGAGTTTACTGTTGCTAAAGTGACGTTAGTTGTCGAACCTGTTGTGCCAGTTCCAGAAACATCACCACTTAAAGTAATTGCACCAGAAATTGATGCGGTAGAAGCAACAGTGATTCTACCTTTAGCATCTACAGTCAATACAGGAACTGCGGTAGAAGAACCATAAGTTCCTGCAGTAACGCCAGATGCTGATAGTGTTAAAGCAGAAGATCCTGCACTTGAAGTTGCATCTCCAGTGAATGCTGGTAATCTTCCAGCTGCCAATGTTCCTGAAGAAATATTTGATGCATTTGTTGTATCAGTTGTAGCGGAAGCAGCGAGACCTGCAATCTTAGATGATGCGATTGCTGCAGTTGCACTAATGTCATCATTAACAATAGTGCCATTGGCAATCATTGCTGATGTAACAGTTCCTGTATCGCCAGTTGTGACGATAGTACCATCTACGTTTGGTGCTGTTAATACTCGTGTAGTACCAGATGTAATACCTGATACTTGAATTTGCATCTTTTTAGTTGCATCTGTTTCATCAACAAAATATGTTGTGCTATCAGATAAGGACTTATTTGATAAAGTCTGTGTTCCAGTTAAAGTAACAACAGTTGAATCAATACCGATAGTTACTGCAGATGATCCATTATAAGATGTTCCTGTTAATCCAGTTCCAATAGTTAATGCGTTTGTAGCAGTTGCTGTAACAGTGGTAGATCCACCAAGAGATACTGTTTGACCATTAATTGTTACAGAACTATTTGATAGTTTTGCGTTGGCGATTGAACCAGCCAACATTGCATTGGTTACAGTTCCTGTGTCACCTGTTGTAACAACAGTACCAGTAGTAGCTGGTAGAGTGATGGTTGTTGCGCCAGCTGCTGCAGGAACTTGAACAGTAACAGTTCCTGATGTAGAACCATTCAGTAGTAAAGTTTTTCCTGCTGCTAAAGCTAAGTGTTCAGATGAAGTCCAAGCTGCACTTGCCGATACCCAGTTAAATGTTTTGTCAGTAGTACCTTTAAGAGTAATACCACCACCATCAGCAGTAGCATTAGAAGGACTTGCAACAGAACCCAATTCAATATTTTTATCGTCTACTGTTAGTGTAGTAGAGTTAACAGTAGTAGTCGTTCCGTTAACAGTTAAATCGCCACTTACAGTTAAACTTCCAGCAGTTATTGCTCCTGTTGACGTGATAGCAGCAAATACTGGAGAAGAAGTAGTAGAAATATCTTGTGCAGTGGAAATTACACCAGTAGTATTACTGTATGTAATTCCAGTTCCTGCTGAAACTGAAGCACGTGCACGAGAAGTAGTGAAATATAGATTTGACGAACCTTCAGTTAAATTATCTGTAGTCTTTGCGCCAAGAGCAGCATCAAATCTATTTTGAGTATAGTAAAGATTTGTTCCTTCTGCCAAATTAGTTGTTGACTTGGCAGCAAAAGCAGAATCAAATCTGGCTTGAGTGTAATATAGATTACCACTCTCTGCAATATCTGCAGTAGTAGCATTTGAAGCTGCAGTTACAAGACCCTTACCGTTTACTGTTAGTTTGGTGAATGTTCCTACATTTGAATTAACTGTAGCAAGAGTTAGTGTTGTAGTTGTTCCAGTTGTTCCAGAACCAGAAACATCCCCAGTAAATGTTAAAGCACCTGAGATTGCAGCAGTACCTGCTAAAGTTACACGACCATATGTATCGATGGTTAAAACAGGAACTGCTGTTGAAGAACCATAAGAACCAGCAGTTACGCCAGAAGCTGCTAGAGAAACTGTAGATGCAGATGAACCATTATAAGCAGCACCAGTTAAACCAGTGCCGATAGTTAATGTTGCTAAGTTTGAGCCAAGAGCAACACCAGAAATTGTTGAGTTCGCTAGCTTAGAGTTGGCGATTGCGCCAGAAGCTACGTTACTGAAATTTACTTTTGCTAATTCATGGCCACCAGGACTGGTGCCATCATGCATATGTAAAGAGTTATTTGTGGTATTGACTGTTACTTCACCAAGGACACCTGTGAATGTACTATGTTGGCTATGTGTACCACGTCTTAATTGTATTTGGAGTGCCATTCTTTACCTTTTACGCTATAGTTCCCGCATCTACCATTGCAGACATATTTATAGACTCTGTAATTAATCCTGCATCAACAACTGGAAACCCACCACTACCAGCAACAGCTGCCCAAGATAGTACCGATCCATCGGTTGTTAAATATTTTCCTGCATTCCCAGTTTGAGATGGTAATGTGGTTCCCTGCGACCCACCTGTTAAAAGGTTTGATCCAACTCCACCGACTGCAGCAGATAAATCAATAAATGCACCACGATTTGATCCACCACTTTCAAAAATACGAACCTTATTTTGCCACACGTCAATTGTGACACTTGTGGAAATTGTTGTATTCGTTGCAGGTTTGTTTAGGGTAATCTCACCACCCTCGTCACCCGAGGAGAAATTGCTTACTAAGTTTTGCCCTGCTGTAACATTACCTGTAGCGGATAAAGATGTAAATGCGCCAGTTGATGGAGTAGTACCACCAATTGGCGTATTATTAACTGTGCTATCAGTTAGTGTTTTGTTTGTTAAGGTATCTGTGGCAGAAGATGCACCAAACAACTGTATTACGTTTGATGAATCTTTGAAATACAGTTTCCCATCGGCGTAGTTAAGTGCTAACTCGCCATAATCTAAATCTGCAGATTGTGGGATCTTTCCTAGTACGGAAGACTTTTTTAACTTAACCGTATTGGCCATTATTTACCTTAAAAAAGGACAACTCAATTTTGAAAGAGGGATAAAAATCCCTCTGTTCTTTATGCTATTTAGTATGTTCCGCCATCTACGTCGCCGTAGACTAAAGTAGTTCCATTTGACTGTAGAACTTTACCTGAAACACCAACACTTAATTTACTTAGAGTAGAAGCACCAGAAGCAACCAACAAATCACCAACAGAGTAACTTGATACGCCAGTACCACCATACCCTGCACCAATAGTAGTTCCATTCCAAACACCAGTGGTAATAGTACCTAAAGTTGTAATAGAAGATTGACCAATATAAGTTGATGCGATGTCAATACTATCAGCATTGACAGTAATTCTGTTTGCAGTTCCAACTACATCAACAACACCACCAGTGAATGTTAAACCAGCACCAGCAACAGTAGAAGCTAGAGTTACAGTGTCTGCAACGATTGCGATACCAGTTCCAACTTGTACGTCAAATTGGTTACCATTCTTGATAAGACCAGCACCAGCAGCAATATTGTTGGTGATTGAGAATAAACCGAATGTTAATGGAGAAGTTCCAACTGTTAGTGTTCCAGTTGAAGTTAATACCCATCCAGTTGCTGCTTGAGTATTACCTTCTTCAACGAAAGTAAATAAACCAGAAGTAACTTCAGCGTTTGCGTCTGCATCTGATGCACGAGACCAAGATCCGTTCGCAACAACGTAAATACCGTTTTGAGAAGCAGTAGTTTGGTCTTTAACAAGAACACGATCACCAGAAACAACAGCGATTCCATCAATCGTCTGAGTTCCAGAAAGAGTAATATTTCCTGTAGTTGTTACACGAACTGACTGTTTAACATCAAGACCAGAACGAGCAGCATCAACATAGTTCTTAGTTGCAGCGTCTTGAGGGTTTACTGGATCAGCAAGACCAGTAATAGTATTACCACTCATTGCTAAGTTAGAACTTAGCGTAGTAGCTCCAGATACAGTTAATGTGCCAGCAATCGCTGTATTACCCGATGTTGCAGCTACTGTAAACTTGTTTACGTTAATTGCTAAGTCGCCAGTTAAACCTAATGTACCAGCAATTTGAGCATTACCTGATGTAGCATTGACAGTAAACTTATTAGTACCAACGTCAAAGTTTCCTAGTGAAGAAACTGTGCTAGAGAAAGTAGCAGCACCAGTTACATCAAGAGTTGTAGAGAAATTACCTGCTGTAGCATTTAATGCAGCAAGATTGGATACTCCAGAAACACCAAGAGTTCCAGCAATCGCTGTATTACCTGATGTGGCAGCTACTGTAAACTTATTAGTTGCAATAGAGAAGTTGCCATCAACATTGGCAGTACTTGCGAAAGTGGCAGCACCAGTTACACCAAGAGTTGAACCTAATGTAGTCGCTCCAGTAACACCTAAAGTATTACTTAAGTTTGTAGCACCAGTTACGGCTAAAGTTCCTGCAACAGAAGTGTTTCCAGAAGCTGCAGTAACAGTAAACTTGTTTGTATTGACAGCGAAGTCGCCAGTAGATGATAGGGTGCTAGAGAAAGAACCAGTTGTAGCACTTAATGCTGCTAGAGTTGTAGCACCTGTTACACCGAATGTTCCACCAACAGTTGCGTTACCTGTTACAGAAGCAGAAGCAAGAGTCGATGCGCCAGCTGCTAAAGATCCATTAAGTGTTGTATTGCCAGTGACTACTAGAGTTCCACCAACAGAAGCATTGTTGCTAATAGTTGCTGATGAAAGAGTAGAAGCACCTGCAGATAATGTTCCAGTAATAGAAGTATTACCGTTTGCAGTATCAACTAAGAACTTGGTTACTGGTGTTGCAGCACCATCAGTGATGCGGAAGTATTCAGTTGCAGGAGTTGTTGAACCAGATAGAGTTAAACCTTGATTAAACTGTACGCTACCGATATTTAAGTCAGTACCAGCGATACTTAAATTTCCACCAATATACACATCGCCAGCAATACCAACACCACCATCAACAACTAATGCACCTGTAGCGGTGCTAGAAGAAGCAGTAGTCGCATTAATATTAACTGTTGCAATTTTAGATTCAATGTCTAGACTATCTGTGTCTAGAGCCATGGCAAGAGTGCCATCTGTATAGAATCTTAGAGTGTCATCAGAAGCACCTGGAGAAGATTCTGCAGTAATGTATGTTAATCCATCAACAGAACGAACACCACCTAGTGATGACCAGTTGGAACCTGAGTATCCTTCAAAAGAACTTTGATCTGTATTGAAACGAATTGCACCAGCGTAAGCAGGAGTAGTTCTTTGTGCTGTAGTACCAGCAGGAATCATCATCTGGTTTGTACCAGCGATTCTTACGATTGCTGTAGAAGAGTTAGGAGCGATTGTAATATCGCCACTTACTGCACTAATTGTATTAGGTGCTACATCACCAAACGCTAAACCACCAACTAGGAATTTGTCAATCTTACCTGTGTTATCAAGAATAACTGCTTTACCACTTAGCGTTGACCAAGATCCTGCAGTTCCAGATAATAGGTCGGTGTAGAATTTACCACCGATGATTTGTTGAGGTGCACTGCCCGATACCTCAGTACCGAAACCAATGTATAATTTACCTGAGCCAGATGAGTAGGCTAACTCACCATCACCCAGTGTGGCTGGAGCGGAACTTCCACTCGAACGCTTAATTCTGATTATTGATGCCATCTGTTATTCTCCATTTAATAATAGCCACCTTCCATGTTTTGCGCATCTAAGGTAGTTGAGGCGGTCCATTTTTGAGTTGCTTCTCTGTAAATCAATATTGACCCAGTTGTTTTTCCATTCGTTGTAACATCAACGTCTGCAATATTAGACATTGATTCTACTACAGCTGGGTTAGCCAAGTTGGTATTAGAAAGAACTATTGTTCCTTCTGATACTGCAACTTGTAACGATTCTTCGGGCTGAACTATTGCTACTGTATCTGCCATTATTATCTCGTTATTTCTGGGGTTACTGTTACGATTCCTTCTATGACCCTTGTTTTAGTTCCTGATGGTGATGTTATTTCTACGTCATACAGCCATCTCCCAGCTGGGATAGCTGAAGATTGTGCGTTGTTTAACTGAAGACGAACCTTGCCTTGCGCAGCGTCATAAAGTGATGTTGTAAAATTGTATACAGTGGAAGATGAGTAAGATTTTCTCATCTGAGAAGCCACGCTATACCCAGTCAGATTCAATGGTTGTCCGTTAGTAGCAGCCACAGTAATAATTGTACTGTAGTCAGCTCCAGCGTCTACAAAAAGGTTGCTAACAGTTGCCATCCTAGGGATCCTAAATTGCTTTTCTTCAATTATTTATCATATTTGGAAACGCTAAATACAGTTGTATAAATACTTTTTAGCTGCGAAGCGATTATTTTTTAACTCATGGAGATAACATGGAAACAACCCAAAACACCCCCGAAATTCAAGTCAATAAACTGGTAACAGAATCTTTCGCAAAAGAATTATTCTCAACACAATTTCGGAGTTTTGACATAAATCCCACAATGATGGATGATTTGACCTTTAGCGATCAAGATTTTATTGACTTGGTCAATTCATGCTCAACAAATGTAACTACAGATTTAATGTTCACAGAAGATAACAAATATGTAGAAAAACTCAAAGAGATTGTCTATACTATTTGCCAAGATCTTCCAGAATTTAACAATGAGATGCAATATACACCTGTTATTATTGGATCCAATGCTCTATTCCAACAAAAATTAGAACACATTCCACTACATTGTTACGAACACGTTCCTTTGGTATTTACGTTTGTTCTGCACACTGGCGAATATACACCACCAACATATTTCGCCGATCCTCGTGGTGGCGTAACTACAACACGTCAATTGGCTGCACAGAATTTGGTTGCAACTTCATTTCAAATCAAAGGTAGATTTGGAGAAGTTTATGTAACTCCTGGACATTTGATGCGTTATACAGAAACTAATCTAGACACCCAATCTTATGTCACTTTAAATATTAAGGTTGGTTTCGGACGTTAATTCTAGTTTGGTTTACAAAAGATGTGGGTGGTAACTTAATCACACTATAATCTTCCAATAGAAGTAGCCATGTCGGATCGGGGTTTCCTAAATTGGAAACCCCTTTTGGTTTTTGCCAAGCATAATGGCTATCGCCACTCCACTCCTCGATTAACTCCCTCATAACCCAACGATGAGTCAATGGGTTTCCAACTTCTTTAGTGAATGGTTCTTTAGTTGTAATCACATAACGCTGAAAGTCGTCTGTATTAAAGAAGTGAAATTGATTGTCTTGCTGACTTGTACTAACTCTTGTTGCAAACTCAGCAGTATACCAATCCAAGTTAAAAATAAACCACCAACGTAAATCTCTTAAGGTTTCAATTTTCTTTGGACTAGCATTAATGCATGGTAACATAAACTCATGCAATTCTGGATCGATGTACTTCGTATAGTCGTCCAATGGATCTGGTCCATTAAATTGATGATGAAAAAAGGATATGTTTGTTTTTACTGCAGGATTAACTGAGAAATTATCAGTTGGTCCAAATAGCTGATTACCAAAGAACCCAGTAACAAATATCTCATTTTCTGAACAATCATCAAAATCTCTATTCGAAGAAACTTTAATTTTTAAATCTACACCTTTAGGGATAATTCTTTTCTCTAAAAAATCCCCAGACTCTAGTATGGAAGTATATGTTCCATAAACAGCAATTTGTTTTGGATCGTTGGCAAAATGCAGTAACGCACAGAGAACTAAAGTGCTATCAATACCTCCACTCCAAACGACATTTATACGTTTACCCAATGATAAAAGTTGTTTACATCGTTCTTCTACACATTGAGCAAATGACTTGTTAAAACCCTCTACACTCGGTATTTGCAATAGTCCAGGTTTAATGTTTAGGTAATGTGGAATAGATCCTGTTCTATCATAAACATTATTAAGATTCATTTTATGTTTGTCATAAAAATAAAATAAATCTCTGTCTAAAAGATAACCATCTAAAATCTCAGGTTGCTGGTCAACAACTTGTTTAACGAATCCAACATTGTAAAATAAAATTTGCTTCATATAATCCCCAAATGAAAAAGGGGATGCCTAAACATCCCCTTACATAATGTATTTAGACAGTATTACTGTAGCTTGATTTTTTCTACTAGACCTGGAGTAAAGTAGTCAGCGTACATGTCATATACTTTAGCAGTAACTTGTTTAAATTTCTGTTCTTCTTTCTCAGACATCTTAACAACCTTAACACCTTTTGCTTCGCACTCTGCAAGGATGTTTGGAATGTCAGCAACAGACTCACGACGCTCTTTACGTGCTGCATTAAATGCTGCAGTAGAGATAATCTCTTTAGTTTCTGCGTCGAACTGAGCCATCCAGTCTTTATTAACGATAATAGAAGTTAAGAACAAGCTATGAGCAGTGTCGTTAACATACTTAAATGCTTCGTTTTGCTGTAATGGGAAAATACGAACGTAAGTTGATTCACCTGCGTTAATAACACCCTCTTTAGCAGCTGAATTCATTTGCTCAAGTTCGATACCTGGATAAGTGTTTGCACCAAGTAACTTGAAAGTATCGATTGCAACTGGAGAACGGCTAGTACGAACTTTCTTAAACTTCCATGCGTCTACGCTGTCAGCTTTAAAGTTTGCTGGAACAACACGATAACCACCAGAGTAAGTGAAAGACATAGCGTGAATGTTAGAATTCTTGCTTACATCAGCCAATAGTTGAGTTCCAATTTCACCTTCTAAAACTGCGTCAGCGTGATCGTGGTCACGGAACAAGAATGGTAGATCTAATGCGTTTAGATCTTTGTTGTAGTCTGCCAACCAAGTAGTGTAAATGTGGCTCATTTCGATAGTGCCATCATTAATCATCTGCATTAAATCGTTCTTGCTAATTTTCTTGCCAGCGTTATATTTCTCAGCATAAGCAGTTAGAGAAAGAACTTCGATATCAAATTGACCATTAGTTTTCTCATTAACTTCTTTAGCGAACGACTCAGCTACCTTAAGAAATAGCCCGATTGGCTCGTGGGCGATAACCCATTTTACGTGCTTTTTACTCATTTTTTGGTTCTCCTTACCTTTTAAGGTATTGTAAAAATTTTGCTTTGAATAGGTCTACCGACCAAGTCTCTATACCATTATTTATAGAATTCAGTATTACTGGAATCTTGTTATCAATAATCTGCTCTTTGTATTTATAAACAAATTGCAGTTGTTCTGGTGTTGCAATTAGTTCAAATTCAGGAATTTGAATATTTACATTATTATTCTGGTATTCCTTGGTGTCTGAACAGTAATGGAAGATATTGGCTATTGTGTAGCCATTTCTATATCTTCCATATCTTGGGAATTTATTCAGTTCCCAAATCATACAATCAAGAAACGCCATTATACTACTGGCATTGCTGGAACAGTAACCACAGGAATGTTCAGAGGTTTACGAACTTTCCATGATTTTTGAGTTCCGCTAGATTTGACGAAATTAATATCAATAACATCAAGTGTTTTAACATCATTAAATCTAATCTTATCTCCTTCAATTCTCGTCAAAACTAATCCATCAGTCATAATGAATAGAGCACCTGCAAGAATAGCAAGATTATAATAGAATAAATTCTCACACGCTTGAGTCCAGTACTGATCTTCTAAGAATAAACAAGCACCCTGACACAGTTGAACTACTGGACAACTAGGACACTCTGCTCTGGTCGACCAGTGATAAGAATTGGTCAAACGAATATTATCAAAATCTTCAATATTACCAAGATTATGTTTAGTCAATGAAGAGGTGTTTTGGCAAGTAGTAACATTACCTTTCATATCGATGGCAATATTATCTTCTTTGTCCATACCGCACTTTTGACCAACTACTTCTGCTGGTCTCTGATAAACTAACGATTCAAAAAATCCAGTAATCTTTGTATTGACTGTCCAGCTAAACTGGTTTTGTCCTTGAATAGTTTCCCAGAATAAATTGTGTAGAATTTCTTTCTTCTCGTCTGGGGTTTGCAAAGAATGCGCCATTCCAGAATCATCATACGGTAACATTAATTCTTCAGTTGTAACTTGCAGTTCCATCTGAGAAATTTCAGTATATTCATATCCAAAATCTTTTCTGTTTAACTTGTCGCAAATAAAATCTCGAACAGCTGGTATTGATACATTCTCACGTGTCAATACACAGTTAAATGTAAATCTTCCCTGTCCCATAGTTTTTAATGCATATACTACAGCATCTTTTGCTCTTGGTTCATCAAGTGGATCTGGTCCACGATTTTGAGCATGTAATGGTCCATCATGCGACATACCGATTGAAAATCCCATTCGATTAAACCAATCAATCTTTTCTCTATCCAATAAAGAACCATTGGTTACCATCATAAACTGTGCATTGGGATAAACTTTTCTAACCTTTTCAGCTAAAGGTTTTAGGGTCTTCCAATATACCATTGGTTCACCACCCCAAAATTCAAGACGGAATCTATCATAAGTTCCGAACTGAAAATTTTCTTTCATTTTTCGAACTAGATCTTCTGCGTCATCTGGTCCGCCTACTGGATCATGAGGTTGATGTGCTTGATTGCAGTAAGAGCAAGCATAATTACACTTAAGACCCATAGTAATCTTAAGTGTTGTTGGTTTTCTGGATTTTCTTCCGTGGAGTTCTGGATCGTGAGGGTTTGTTACTTTGGCAGGAGTCCAAACTTTTGCATTAATTTGGTACTCCAAACCATTAGAAATGTGGCTCAGCGATGGTTTTTCTTTTGTTTCTTCCCAAAACATCTCAGATGTCATTGGGTCATAAACTAAAACCTGCTCAACATCATTGGCTCCTTTAAGAACCAGCTTATATAAACTCATTGTAAATCCTTATAATCTATTAATAACAAATGTATTTATGGTAATTAAATTAGTTCAATCCAAAGTTCTGAATAAGAATAGAAATCGCCAGCATTTAATTTTAATTTAATGAAGTCACCAGAAACTAAACCATTGGTAGATATTCTTACCGTATCAACACCATTTAATGTAAGGTTTGAACCAGTTTTATCGTGTTGATCTTTATAAGCAATAATATTCTGATTGGTTTCTTCACCAGCAGCAAAGCGATCTTTATCGTAACCACCAGCTACTAATCTGGATTTGTTTGGAACACCATTAATGCATGTTATATCAAATGATATAGGAAGAGTTTTATCTGTATAAAATGTTCCGAATGCAGCTCTTACAGTATAATAATCTGCTACTGGTAGATTAACTTTAAAGCGATTACCACCATTATTTGGTTGTAAAGGGTTAGCTGGATCATACGCACCAGGAGTTACTGTCATTGGATATGTTGTAGCAGCTTTAGCTTCTTCTTTTGTATATGGTAAATTAGTAGAAATAATTTTTCCATTAGCATCCAAAAGTTCATAGTGAACAGCTGTATGTAAATTATAATATGTCCAAGATGTCGCACCAGCCTGATCTGTAGTTTCAGCTGAAGTTAAATCGCCTGTAAGAATAGTATCATTAATAGCTAATCCTTGCTCATCGACATAAACAGTCATTACTGACGCATCAAAATCTTGTGATGTTTTATAAAAATTATCGATGGTAAATAATGGAATTAAATTATTATTGTAACGACGTTTAATAATTTTAGGAATTTCTCTATGAGTAAAACTTCCAGAAATAAAATTCTTAGTATAGTCTAAAGCATTGAATGGTCCAATAATTTCATTTTTTGTTACATCGTAATCAACTACCCAACGAATTGCTTCTTTAGTCTTAGGAAAATCTGCTGATGTGAAAGTTCTCTCTAATAAAGTCTCAAAATTAGCTTCCGTATGATTAATTCTAAGATCAATAGATTCAGTTGTTGGGACTTCTGGTAATACAATTTTCTCAACCAATACAGTAATTTCTTTATTCGCTGCGTTATAACCCATAGTAGTTCTAACAGAAGTATTGATACCAATATCTTCAGAACCATCGATTCCAGTTACAGGAATTTTAAATAATTTATACATGTTTTTAATCCTTAGCAGTTACAGTTACAAGCACAGTTACAGTTACATGCGCAGTTACAGTTACAGTTTACACGCAAATATTTGAAATGACCCATTGACTGTTCTTGTGAGTCGTGACGAAGACCATCGTTGTATGAAGTGTTACGGAAGACGTTTAGTCTCCAGTCAGTAACGTGTACGTTAAACGCTAAATCGGCAGCGTCGCAGTTACCGCAGTTACAGTTACATGCTGAGTTACATGCGTTACATGCGCATGCCCAACCGCAGTTACCGTTACTATCGTTTACACCACGATTTCCTGTATCGCCCTGCCATGTCCAAAACAAACCATTAAGGTCTGTTCCATTTGAAATTTTAAATCCTGTTGCACTTACTGGCATATTATTTCTCCAAGTTCTCTAGACGAGTAGTTAATTCTTTAATTGTTTTTTGTTGTTCTTTGATAGCCTCAACCAATAGACCAACCATATTACCGTAGGCGATGGTTTTATAACCAGACATATCCTCACCAACAACTTGAGGGATAACCTGCTCAACTTCTTGAGCAATTAACCCCAGTTCCGCTTTACCACCCTTAATATAGGCTACTCCACGCAAACTATTAACAATATCTACAGCATTATTTAGGGTTTTAATATCTTCTTTTAGTCTTTGGTCTGAAGTTGTATTAACTTCAGTTGCATAAATGGCTTGGAAAGTATTACTTCCTGCAAATACGTTATTTGCTGATAATTTTGCGATACCTGCACCAACTGAGATTGTTGGATTTCCAGCTACACCATCGCCATCTGCAACAACTATTTCTCCAGCTACACCAGCAATACTTCTAGCAGCAGCTGATCCGTTTGCAGTTCTAGCATATATTCCGTTAGTTGTAATACCAGCGATAGCAGATAAGTCGGCATCGAATGGCTGAACGTCAGTACCAATAACTACACCAAGATTAGTTCTTGCAGCAAAGACGTCTGTCGAGCCAACTAAAGTTCTTCCAAATGCAGTAAAAGGTGTAAGTGCTGCAGCAGCTGCACCAGTATAATATGGTAATCTATCTGCAATTGGCGTAGCTGTAGACAATGCTTGTAAATTGGAACTATACGCTTGAACGTCTGACCCGATCGCAACACCTAAGTTAGTTCTTGCATTCTGAGCAGTTGTAGCACCAGTACCACCAGCAGAAACTGGAATTGATCCACCAGCGATAGTGATAGAACCTACAGATACTGGACCACTAAATGTAGCTCCAGCTCCAGTAAGAGCACCTGCAACTGTTAGCGCATTTACGCCAATATTACCAGATGTATCACGAGAAACGATAGAACTTTTATCCAGAGTTGTTGGAAGGGTTGAACTTGTGTTCATTCCATCCAGAGCATCTGCATCCAAGCCAGATCCTGCTCCATCCACAGTCTTGATTTTTGTTAAAATATCAGCTGGGGTATAAGTAGCAGAAGGTAGTTTAGTTGCCAACTCATCATTTAAGTTGGTAAAGTTTCCATCAACTTCTGAGTTGGTAAGGGGTTGTCCCTTTGTTTGTCTTAAAACGAGTGTCGCCATTATTTTCCCTTATTTTTCAGCGATCTTTAATAAGCAATTCATGTAGCATTTGCTTAATCTCAGATATATCTGACTTTAGATTATTTATTTCTTCAGTCTGTTTTGCAATAAGTTCTTGTTCTTGTTCTTTTGCTCTACGACGTGCCATATATTCTTCATATTCGACCATACTAGTATTTATGACTGCCTTGGAAGACATATCTCGTACTAGGTTTTCGTGACCAGATACCTTTAGGTAATTTTGTTCCATATTAGGCACACGCAATAATTCTTAGGTCTTTAATTCTTGGAATAGCAGATGTATTAACGGATTTCATAACCAGTTTAACCTGAACAGAATCAAATTGACTTAAATTAGCCAAAGAGTAATCTATGTCATAGAATGTTTCGTTCCCGTTTTCAACTTTAATAGGAGTAGAAACTGGAGTCGCTAAAGTATATTTAGTCTTATCCAGATTACCAGAAGACCCTAAAGAAGTCTTATAATAAACAGCAACATCAGACTGATTAGGTATATTAGCTGCAAATCTAATCTTCATGAAAGTAGATGGAAGAGCCAGCTTAATAGCCTTGGAAACATACTTAGAAACTGCGGAAGAACCTACTGGAGCGATCTCGTCAGTGAATAAATTGACTGTTGAAATTGCAGTTCCAGAAACAGCATTCTCAGAAGTAAAGGTTACTCCAGAAACTGTAATAGTGCAGTTAGTTCCGTTGTCTGTTACATCAGTCACCAAGAACTGTCCACTATTTGCAGTAGTTGTAGAACCTTCTACTTTAATATACTGTCCAACTCCAATAGTCTGCATTAAACTTCTGATTGTTGAGACTGTAGAAGTTAATGTAGAGCCAGAGAAACTAAACGCTCCAGTAGCTCCAGTGAATAACTGAGTGTAATCAGTTGGGGTTACATTAACATTAGTATGAGTCGGTGAGTTAATTCTATTTGAAATAGCCACTAAACTTATACGCTGTGTATCCAAAACTGGTGATAAAGAATCATTAGTTGAAGATAAGTTTACAGCGAAAGTTACTGATTTATTACCTCCAGTAAATGTGTTTTCATTTATCTCAGAAGCAACAAGACGAGGGCTGTAGAAATAATTATTTTCATTGACCAAACAATCGCCAAATGAAATGTCTTGAACATATGGAGTTTCAGATCCATCAACAGATCTACCCGATGTAGTTTTCATTGAGTATGTTGTTGAAGTTTCTGAGAAGTTCTGAACTTGAGCGATTGGCATAACAGCATCATACTGCGTCTGTCCTGTGGCTCTTACAGTTACTCCACCAAAATAACCAGTCTTAGTTGCAGAAGTTCCTGTAGTAATTGTGTAAGAATCTAGATCGATGTTGCTTACAAACCAAGAACCATTTAACTCAGCAGCTGGGATTCCATTTAATGTTCCAGCTACACCAGAGATAGTTACTTTAGCGCCATCTGTTAGACCATGATTGTTCTGCCATACACGAATAATATTCGAGCCAGCAGTCATTTGGAATGGATCGTTTTCTAAAGTTGTATATGGAAGAACATCATTTACAAACTGAACAGTTCCAACACCTGATGTATCAAACTTAGCTTTGTAAATTGTAAACATCAAGTCTTGTGTTTGATCGGTTGTCCAAGTAGATGCGTTCTGTGACTTAAACAATGATCCAAGATATGGTTGCTCAGAAATAGTTCTACTTGTTCCTGGAACAGTATCACCAAGTTGAGAAATCCAAACTTTATATTTGTTAGAATCAGAAATTAACACGATACAATACTCAGATCCGTCTTGTACGAATACAGGAGATGGGAATCTGAATGATGTTGGTGTATCGAACGATGGAGTTGCAACGCCATCCAAATCAACCATGTTAGTTGATAGATTAACTTGTTCTGGACGTAGAGTTACACGTGAGAATGGAAGAACACGCTTACCTGGATATCCATTCACAACTTCACGAATCTCCAATGTAACAGGGATAGCTGTATCTTTTGTTGCAAAGAATATGTCTACCTTAGTTAAGAATGCACCACCCTTGTTATCAATCAAGAATGTTTGAGCAAGTGGGTCATACCAACCAGTGTCAGATAAGACACGGGATGATGTTTCGATAATAGTTCTACTATCTTGTACAACGTTCTGGACCAACTCAGCATTACGAACTGCATTAACAGTTGCTTGTTTAGTTTCAACAATACCTTCTGCTCTATATTGCGCACGACCACGGGAAGTGAATTCTCCATTAGCAGTATTGCTGTCAACAAGTTTAAACTCACGTGATCCAGTGCGGAAACGAATTGAGTCTGTATTTGGAATTTTGAACAATAAGTTTACGTCGCCACTCTTATTAGTTCTAATACTTCCACCAGTTGTATTTAAAGTGATAGAGTTAATAACGCCAACTGCGTTAGAAACAGAACCAGTAATTTGTTCATTAGTCTGGAATGTTCCTTTAATGTTAACTACCCATAATGACTTGGTGTTAGTGTCATAGTCTAACTCTGTTCCAACTACAACAGCAGTAGCATCGCTTGTAACACCTCTAATGTAGTCACCACGATTTAAACAAACTTGCGAATCACCATTGATACGACGTGCTTCTTCAGCAGCAATACCACCTACGTTTGTTGATGCATCAAAAGTTCCGCTGGTAATAGTGTAAGTGATTTTAGAAGCTGGTGTGCAATATGAAGCGATGTCAACATCATCAAAATATGGATAGAAACGAGTCAATGGTTTTAGACCACGAACTTGAACAAGAATATTTCTTGAACGAATGTATGGAATAACAGCAGTTGATAGCACACGATCTGCGACAACTTGTTTGTCAATCTTAGCAACGATATCTGTTTTGATTCCAGATCTTGTTTGTCCTACCTGAGTAGCTGTAAGTTCAGCAGTAACCCAGCGTCTTGCGCCACCACCAGAACTACCAAAGTTTGCACTAACTGTTCCAAACGCACCACCAAAATTAACAGATCCAGAGTTTGCGTTAGCAAAACCGAATGTTCCACTAACTTGTTGTCCAGTCCATTGAGTTTGCCATGCATTCCAAACTGTGCCTAAAGCTCCAGCTTTTTCAGCAAGAGCATTGATAGTTGAGAAATTACCTTCTACGTTGTTAATAATATCTGGGCGACGATCAGTTTCAAACCAGTCGTCAGTTTGAGGATTTAATTTAACATCACCGATAAATGTGAATACTGCGAATGGGTTAATGTTTTCCAAACGAGAAGCGAACTGTTGTTTAACCAATTCAACATCTTCGATAATTGGTAGAGTAATCACATCCCCATATTGAGCATATTTTGCTGCAGCACGAGCAGAGTTGGTAGACGCTTTCTCAATAAGGTTTACGTTTTTCATTGTAAAGAATGGGCGTAACTCTCCTTTGTTCATGTCAACTGAACAACGATAATCTACAGATTCCGCTGCACCAATTCCATGACCAGTAAAATTGTCAACAATAAATCCGTTTTTCATTCTATCCATACCAGTAGAATCTTGAATCTTCAATGATTCAGTTTGTTGTTCTAGTAGAGATAAAGAAGTGTAATATTCTAGATTGTCGATACGCTTTTCTAATTTACCGATGTCACGCATTGTATAGCGTTTATTGTCGATAGAGTCAATAATTACATTATTGTTTGTTGTATCAAATGTATATGGAGCAAGTGTTAACTTATAAAGAACCATACCTGTTGATGAATCTTCAGCATCACCTGGATTAATTGAAGATGTACCAGAGATATTAAAGAAATTGCCATTTACATCAACAGCAATCTTTTCTTTTCTTGCCAAATAATAAGTGAAGTCTGTGGTAATGTTGGAACCACGTCTTGGTAATTGAGTTATTGAACTAAATGATACACCATCATCATCAATTCTTGGACGGAAATCTAAACCATCACGTAAATCTGATGGAATCTGTGAGTAAGAGATAGTTGCAGGATATGAATTAACACTGCAATAGTCACCAACAGAATGTGTAAAGTATTCAAAGGTTACTTGAATAGGTGCTGATGGTGGAGCATATGTATCTTTTAGTACAATTCTTCCAAGATCATAATGAGTTGCTCGTTGACCATTATCAAAATCATAACGATCTGAAATGTCAATTGTATAAGAACCTGATGGTGAAGAGAAGGATCCAGAATCCATCTTAACACTATTGATCTTCCAGCAATCTGCCTTACCTAAAGATAAAATAGTTGGTGTTGCAGTTGCTTGAGTAGTAAATGATACAGTTGCACCAGTTACGTGAGTTTTAGTTTTCTCAGTAGAACTAGAACCAGTTTTATTTACAGTTGCAACGATAGTACATTGTTTTCCATCGTTTGCATTTCCTACGTTAATAACAGCAGAACTTCCTGTTACAGTTACGCTATTGATTGGAAGAACATCGCCATTATCATTTCTGGTTACAATAAAGTTTCCAGTAACAGCGCCAGATGCAAATGTTCCAGAAGCAGCATTAATATTAATGTTACCTGACGCAACAGTTTCTGTGTATACTGCTGAAACTGTATACGCAGTATCATTTGTTGCTAAAGCACTTCTTAAAGAACGAACTGTACTGTAAGGTAGAGAGAATACAGTTTTCTCTAAGTTAGTCGCTAATATATTTGTCTTCACTAAACTAAATGCAGCATTTGTCGCAGTTAAAGAAGCTGAGATTGTTAATGATGTTTGAGAAGCGACTGCTGTAACTCTATAAGAAGCACCATTAACATAAATGTAATCACCGACAACTAATTGTGTCAAGAAAGAAGTACCATTACCTGTCACTGTTGTTCCAGCAGCAGTTACAGAACCGATTAATGGAGTAGTTATTGGGTTAATGTCAGCAGTGAATCCCCAAGAATTTAGCCCAATAGATTTAACGTTACGAGAGAACTCTTTACCTGCGTTCAAATTAACATCATATAAAAACAACTTATATGTTGCAGTATTAGAACCGATAGAACCATTGTCCCATTCAATTGCACGAACACGTGCAGTACCGATAATAGTTCCTGCTTCAGTACCACGTGTGGTTGTTAATTGATCTCTTAGGTTTACAACAGAGTTGTAAATGATTGGAGGAATCTTACATAGATTAGTTACTGTTACATAACTTCCCAATTCAGCAGAAATAAACGCATTATCTGCTTGGGCATATTCACGTGACTTGTTGACAGAAACATATTCTGTGGCGATCTTTTCAATCTCATATCCACGAACATATGCTTTTCCTGGTTCTAAACCGATTGCAAGTTTAGACTCATCTCCGTTTTTGTAAATACCACGATTATATTGAGGGGTTAATGTATATTCCCACTGAATACCAGTAGAACCTGGACCATCATATGCGATACCTGTAGTATGCACTGGCGCAGTAGTAACTGATGTTCCGCTATTCTTAGCTACATACGTTTTACCTGCGTTAGTTACAATGTCGCCGATTAAGAATGCAGTGTTTTGTGTCCATGCGCCACGATCATTGTTACGGTGCTCACGAATATCGATGTTAAAGTTTCTTACTGTATAATCGCCAGACTCGTCATATGTACGACGAGCCAATGTTTGTTCTAAAACAGAGTATTCTGTCTTAGTAGTAATCTTTTTATTGACACCATCTTCAACTCTTAGTAACTCAATAAAACTTGCGTCTGAAGCTGACTCTAAAGAGATCTTCTTTAGAGTTAAGTCGATATAATAACGATGCGATCCTGGAGCAGCATAGTTGTAGCTGTTTTGAGCATTATCCAACAACGTAGCATCTTCTTCAGGAGTTACAATTTTTTCTTCTACATTCAAGCCAACACGATATGATGGCGTGTTGCTATATTTGTCAAGAATTATAGAATGGGATTCTACAAGAACGAAGAATCCATTAACATAATAAACACCACGCTCGATAGAAACGATAGAACCAATACCAGTTGGGTTTTCTGCTACAGCCTGAAAAGAATATAAATTATCTTCTGTTGAGATTACCTCGCCAGCAGCAAATACTTTTGTAGTTCCATTGTTACCAGAGTCTTTATAACGAATATAAATGGTTGATGGTTCATTTTGCTCAGCACTCTGAACCTTAATTACTTCTGCTTTAAGGTTTGAATTGGCACCAACAATAACCTTATTGTTAAGGCTATCTAAAAATGTCTCTACAGCAATACCATTGTACAATGGCTGCAATTTAACATATTGCGCATTCGTATCAATTGATATTTGTCCAGGTAGAACCATAGCACCCTGTTTGAAGATATTATCTCCATGGCGCTGGATCTGTTTCTGCAGAATACTCTGCATTTGCGTGAGTTCACGAGCCTGTAAAGCGAAACTTGGGCGGAACAGAATTCTGTAGAATTTACTGTTCTCGTTATAGTCATCATTATATGGTTCGGTATTGAAATCGATCATCTTTTACTCTTTTAGTTAATTACTATTATTTATTAGAATTTTATAACAGTTCTAAGAGTTACTGTTTGGTCTGCTGTTGGCGTAAATGCTTGCTTATTATCAATGAAAAGCATATCACCAGAATATTTATCTACTGTTGGCAGAGTTAAACCAGAAACTGTAAAACTTTGTGATGCGTCATTTGTTAAAACAGAACCTACTGTTGGTATAGCATTGTCTAAAGATTGTAATAATGCTGAGTTCGAGTTTAGGTTAACAATTCTAAATTTTGATCCAGTATTAGCCAAATATACAGTTTGATCTTTGGCAAAATTGTTAGTATTGATTGTTCCAGTAACAACGAAACACGCAGATGCTAACGTAGAATCTAAAGAATATGTTGATGCATACTTTCTTGGGTTTTTGATAATGCCGATTTGACGGAAATCGTTATTCACATCAAATCCTTGGTTTTTATCTCTGGAGATACTTGAATAGAACATTAACGATCTTGTATAAAGACCATTAATTGAGTCTTTTCCATGTCCGCCAAAGTCAGTCATAATTGCTCTTGCTGTGGCACCGAAACCAGAACCTGTAATTGTAACTCTTGCCCAGCGATATCCTTGACCATAATTAGTCATACGGATTTTTTTAATCTTACCGTTTTCTGTAATAGCTTCTGCAGCTGCGCCAGTACCATCACCTTCAATAGTTATTGTTGCTCCAGCATAACCAAATCCACCAGATATAACTTTAATAGACATAATACGTCCATCAATAGTCAACAATTCGGTGTTGGCTTGTAAAGTTGAAACGTCGCCTGGAGAAAGGTCTGCAGAAATTTCTGCGTTATCACCATCGCCATCTACAGTTAAGTTTGCATATGTATAACCGATACCACCATCATCAATCTGAATACCAACTAATTCACCATTACTTAACAATGGTAGTAATTTAGCTTCTGATTTAACACCAGAAAGATATCCTGTTGCGCCAGTTCCAGTAGTTGAGTTAATAGTTAGGTTCGGTAGAACTGAATAACCAGTTCCATATCTAAGAATAACTGTTCCTGATGCTGGGCGACCAACGTACTGTAATGTTGCAGTTCCACTTGACGCAGATCCTGATGTATGAGTAGGAGCTACACTACCTGTAGTTCCTGCGGTAGTAACAGTATAAAGTCTGTTAGCCACATAAACTTGTTGCTGTAATGTTAATGATGTTGCTGCTGTCCATGCAGTACCAAAACTAACAGTTGGTGTAGATGTATAATCATCACCAGAGTTTGTAATAACTGTGGTTTGAACAGATGTTCCCATCATAATAACAGAGCCAGTAGCACCACTTCCGCCACCACCACTAAATGAAACTGATGGAGCAGAAGTATAACCTAATCCGCCATCTGTCATTACAACTTCTCTGACAGCGCCAATAAGATTAATTGCTGTCACTGTACCAGACGTAACAGTTGCTGTAGCTCTTACTGTTGTTCCAATATATTTTAAAGCAGCTGTTCCGTTGGAGATAATACCAGATCCATGAGTTGGTGCAGGCGACGCTAAAGTCCCTGGAAGTGTAACTTCATAGATGTTGTTGTTATGTCTAAATCTTTGTCCAAGTAACACATTAATATTTGCTGCCCAAGTTGTAGCAGCAAAAGGTGGATCTATTTCTACTGTTGCATTTATGTATCCAGATCCATTGGATGATAAGTTAGTTCCAATAATAAACAATGGGTCTAATTCTCTAGATCCGTCACCTTGTACAGAAATGTTCGCATAAGTATAATTTTGCCCACGTTTTTCAATTTTAACTGTTTGTATTGCTCCACTAGAATAAAACTGTGGTCTTAATGCTGTAACAACTGGCATATATGTATCAGTCAAAAACTTATTACGTAGCGCAATAGGAATACTATACATATATTTCCACATATATCCGTCTGGCATAATTACTGGATCAACAGTAGTACCAACAGGTTTATATGTAGATTGTGCATTATTATTGTTATCTAAACATTTGTATACGTTATATTCATCAGTAACCACATAGAAGTTACATTCTTCCATAGCCTGTTTACCAGAATATGATATTGGAAGGACTGCTGTTGCAGCAACACCTTCTCCACCGCCACCTGTAATAGTTACTGTTGGTGTACTAGTGTATCCACGACCTGGATTTGTTAATTCTATCTCAATTACAATACCGTTTGCAATATAAGCAGTTGCAGTAGCACCTGAGCCACCACCTCCAGTGATTGTTACTGTTGGTGGATCAGCGAAGCCATATCCACCAGAAATTAAATTAATGCCATCTAATTCATCAGAATAATGATCGTCATACATATCATATATTCTACCACTCTCCCAATTTCTTCTTTCAACAATAAACGCTACGTCAGTTGAACGAATCTCTTTCATAGTGATTATTTCATTGCGTGTTTTTAAATCATAATCAAGAGAATTAACTGGGAATGGAGGTTCCAACTCTTGAGCCCACTGAAGAGTTTTCCCTAAAAAATAATAATATTTGGCTGTGCGATTCTGAATCTCATTATAGAGACCTTTCGCAATTGAGTTGTGCAACCCAGATTTTAATAGTGCTGAAGATGCCATTTAATTTTTTCTTTTAGCTTACGGTAATAACCCAAGTGATAGCGATGCTGTCACCTGCTGCTTTATTAACTACAGGGAATGTTGTTCTACAGAGCATAGTTCCTGCTGAGTTTGCATTTAAAATACCTGCTTCAGTAATTGCTCCAGTACCAGTACCAGCTGGGAAAGTTGCAGTGGCAGTTACAGTTGCGCCACTAGAAGAGAAAGAAGCCAAGGTAACACGACCAGCTTCAGTTCCTAAAACAGAATCTGCCACTGCAGGGGTTGCAGTTCCAGTTCCGATTGCCATATGTGACATTACGTTAGTTCCAGAACCTACCATGCGAGCAGCAATATATTGTTTACCTGCTGTTACAACTAAGTTTGGAACATTAATTACGTCTTTAATTTTACCGTCAGCATTTTTGTGAATGATGGTTAATTCACCCTTCATTTTTAGATTTTCATTTAAGTCCATTTATATCTCCTAAGTGTTAAAGTTGGTCGGGTCATTAACATATGATCCATCGTCGTTTAAGAACCAACCAGCGTCTGCATATGGGTTCAGTAACACGAAACCTGTGTCGACTGGAGTCGCTAAATCGTCTCCAATTCCCGTTCTATCAATATATTTATCCATCGAAAATACATTACTATCGGGTGTAGTAATATAATCTTCAAGTCCTTTGGTTACACCTTTAGCCGTAATGTAATCAATATTGACTGTAACTTCGTCTTGAGCTGTTACAGAAAGATTTTTAATCATCGCCTCAAGACTTAATGCAACATCAAATTCATTCTTAATTTCATATTCACCAAATACAGCCATACCAGCTGGGTGTAATAATGTTTTAACAATAGATTTGTAAGAATCTAAACTCTCATCAATTTTTAAAACATAAGAAAACGCTTGATAGTATCTACTGTCTTGAATAAAGATAGCATCGTTTAAGAAGCTATCATTTGTAACATAATATCCTGGATACTTGGCGAGTGCTCCAAGATTAATCTTAATAACTGCTGGATCATATGGGCTAGAGAGTTCATTGACTCCACCAGAAGATCCGAATTCACGAATAATTTCACCAGCATAGCTGCCATCCATAGCATCAGTTACGGCATAGTCCGATTTATTAATTGTACCTGTTTCTACAAAACCATCAGTTGCTTCAGCAACGCTAATATTTCCACCAATAATCTGTAGTGAACTTCCGCCAGTTCCAGTTGCCGATTGTCCCAAGTCTGCATAAATCGTTGATGCAAAATCCGTAGAATAACCAGTACCAAACTTAATAAACTCTGCGTCTAAGATACCACCTTCTGTATTGGTTCTTGTAATCTTCATAATAGAACCAGTACCCTTACCATTTCTAATGGCGTAAAGCTGTCCAACTTTAAACCCAGTTCCTGGAGTCAATACTTTTAGCGTTGATGTTGTAGCTAGAATGTCTGCTGTGAAATAGATGTCCGCAGTTTTATAGCGAAGTCTATCACCAACACCGATATTACCGAAAAATCTGCGATCTACATAAAATTCATAGATGTCTTCTGCAATCTCAACAACACGCTCAACTTCAATTTCAATATACTGTCTTCTATCAATCTGAACACGAATAATTTTAGTTGGAGTAATAACATCAACAAGTTTACCAACAATTTGGTCTGGATGGCCAGATGTAACTTTTGCAATAATAGAAACGTCTTGGTTCCACTTACCATCGGATACACGAAAAACTTGTTTAGATGGATAATCAATAGAAACTTCTTTATTGAATAAAAGTCTAAACAATAATTTATATGACGACTCAGATCCTTTTGCCAAATATTGGTCTTTGATTCTCTGTAAAAGAAATCTAGGATCTGCATTAATTTGAGTTGGCAAATTAATACCAACTTCATTCCTAAAGTGTTGTATAAAAGAATCTAAAGTTGTATCTAGATCTCTTAAATCTCTAAGATCTGGAGAAGTAGTTTCCAAATATTCATAATACGCTTTTAAGAAAGCAACGAAAGTTTGATGATCTTCACGAACAAACTCAGGGAGTTGTCCTTCTACTAATGAAGATATCTTGCTTCTTCTTAATGGAGCTGTCATTTTTAGCCTACTCTATCGCCTGTTACTGTTGCGTTGGAAGCACTGAATGTATAATTGTATCCAGCACGTAAGTCACCAACTGCAGTTTGATCTGGGATAGCAGTAACATATAAATGGTCTCTTGCTATTTTGGCGATTTGAGTTAGCGCAGAAACTACGTCATTGGATTTTGGTTTTATTGTAATTTCCCAATCGATATCTGCCAATGCAGTAATGTGTAAATTGCGAATATCTATAATACCTCTAGCATGATCGATTGTTCCAATCTGTTCGTCAATAATAAATTTCTGAGCATTGGAACCATATTTAAATAAGCGAACATTGGTACCATTATCATCAAGGTAATGAATCTCATCACTACCATCAATATAAAATCCTGTAGTTCCTATTGATCCACCTGCAAATTCTGAATAGTAAATTGGGTTGATAATGTTTAAAAGATATTGCGCAGAAACATTATAACGTGGAGCAATATTTCTTCTTAACAATACAGTCATAGTATTGTTGCTAATAGATTTTTCTGAAGCATCGATGGCAGCAGACAATTTGGAGAAACGGAACACGCCATCAAAAGTTTGCAATTCATTATCATCATAATCAAAAATAGTATTTGTTACAATCGTTTCAATTTCTGGACCAGTTCTTGTTGTTTCTCTTGGGTTATAGTTAACACTAACATTGAGAGAAATATTCAAATATTCTGGATCAACAACTTCAGGAATAACAGAAACTACGTTTTTACTTTGTAAAATTGTATTAACGAGTTCTGACTTCTGCAGTTGCGTTAGTTTAGAAGAATCAATTGGTTTAACACAAACGAAAATTTTACCATAAACAGGTGGGTTGTTATCTTCACCACCCCAAACAGAAACTGCTTTCGCTGTTGGGAATGCTGAATAAATTAATGCTTTATAGTCATCTGGTGTTACGCAACGATTTTGCGCTGCATATGTTCTTGGTGCATTAAAACGAATTCTTTCAATATCTTCTGCGACTGATCCGCCAGAAGCTGGTGCTAAACATGTAACTAAATTAGAAGCATTACTAATTAGGGTTTGGCCAGTATATTGAAATAATCGTGCGCCATTCGGTGCGTCCAATGATGATGCCATATATTCAACGTGGATAATATTACCAGGAGATAACTCTCTACCAATAACACCATCGCCGAAATATAATTCATACAAACCATCATCAACTTCTTTTATAAAATATACTCTACTAGTTGCGTCGGCTGTAGTTATAGTTGATGCGTTTGTAAATGCTTCATATAAATCAGAATTCGCTGATTCTTGAACTTTTACCTTTAGTGTTGATATATCAATATTTGCATTTGGAATAGTATACTTACTTCCTTCAGAATATTCCCATCTAAAAGTTAGTGGGGTTCCTTCAACAATTTTAATATTATCGAAAGTATATGATGTTCCTGAACCAGTAATTGTATAAGATGCCGTATTATAAAACGAATATTGAATACCGTCAACAGTAGTTACAAATGTGCTATATGCAGGGAGAGTTAAAGAACTTGGACCAGTAATTCCACTATCAACTGTTAAACGAACAGTAGCAGTAGAACATGTGCAAGAACGAGGAACATATCCTAACATCTTCGCCAAAGAAACAACACTATTTCTTTTACTGGCTGAATCTAAAAACATTTCGTTAATAGTCAAGTTGTTATACAGTGCATTATAATGAGTATTATATGCCAAAACGTCTAAAAGAATAGAAAGACCAGCACCTTCAAAATCATAGTCTTGGAATTGTTGCTGTCCTTTTAGGAAGTTCTTTAGATTTAGCTTAATTGCATCAAAATCCAAATCTGTTACGTTTATCTTTTTATTTGCCATTATCGGGTTCTCTCTAATACAAGATCTAAACTTAAAGGTCTTTCTGTATTTCTTATTTTAAATTCTATGGTAACTCTGATAGCATTGCTATCTATCGCTACATTAACGTCCACGTTTAATAACTCAACACGAGGTTCAAAGTTATTTACAGTATCTACGATTGCACGTTTCATAACAACAGCCAACATTGGTGTGGCTGGCTCGAACAACAAACGCTTGATTGGAGAACCTATTTCGCTATGAAAAGGTCTTTCGAAGTTTGATGTTAAAATTAGGTTTTTTAGACTGGTTTTTACCGCATTTTCATCGTATCTAAGAACGATGTCTTTCGTCACTGGATGAGCAGTGAAATTTAAGTCTAAATCCGAAAAGTTTCTTGTATTGCGTGCCATCTAATTATTTAGTCCTATTCTATGAAAGAATTTGAAGATCCTTGACCAATTGTATCACCACAAGCTATTGGGTCAGAGACTCTTGCTGCTTTATACCCTTCAATATATGTTTTGTTGGCTCCAGAAGTTGGGTATCTTTGATCTGAATTGTGAGTCTGATTACCACATGTATGAGCTGCCCATTTACAATTCGCACTAACAACACCAGCAAATTTTCCGTTAAAATAAGTTTTCGCCACTGGTGTGGTTATCATAACAGTTGGAGGAAAACACCCATGCCCTGTAGTTTTATCGTCAAGTCTAGTTACTGCTGGCATATGACACCAATTCCTTTAAAGCCAACATACCTGGAGTCCAGTTCCTATCCTGACAAAGAACAGTATATGTTTGGCTAGCAATTACTGTATTTGGCATCAGTGGATTATACGCTTGAGCCAAATAACTAAAAGTTCTACTACGAGTCATATCTGGATCAAATCCTATAACTTCGTGAACATTGGATCGATTAACTGCATCCCAAACACTTGCATTTGAACCTAATGTTGTAATTGTTGTTATATTTCCTTTACTGTCTCGAGTCGTCAAACCATCATTAAATATACCTCTATAAAAACCAGACAAAGTTGCTCCAGAAACAATAACACTACTTGGATTAGTTTCTTGTGGAATAATTCTCACTGAGTAATAAGTCCTACCACCAGAAGTTGGAGGTGTTGCAGTTGGATCTCCCTCTTCCTCTGTATAATATTCTATTGTGTGGCTAAACGAAGCCATCTCGGCATAAGTGCCCAATAAAGTATTAACAGGTTCCCACATTATGCTGTTCCAAACAAGAATAATCCTCGACTTCCAGCTTGCACTTGTCCTTGCGCATTTACAGAAACATCATCAATCATTGTAAACGCTTGTCTTCTTGATGCTGCAGAATCATAAGATATATGAATCCAATTCATCCAACCAGTACCTTGATTATGTTTAGATCCAGGTCTTCTATATTCAAGAATTAATTGGTCATATGGTAACAGTTTTTCTAACTGAAGTGAGAAGTCCCACATGGCTTTAAAGTCTCTTTTGGGGTTATATCTAATGTCAATAGCTTGACCACGTTCATGTTGCGATCTTCCAGCTCCATTTCTTAGACCAGAGTTAATGCACCAAGCACCCTTCGGAGATTGTGGAGCAAATTTTCCGCTAGTTGGTCCAAGCAACTCATATAGTGGTTCACAAATATTCGTTGCAAGTGCTGCTAGGTTTGCAACAATGTCTTGTTTGGTTAACACCTTACCGCCAATAGCAACATCTCGTATTTCAACATCAGATTGAACCAGTTGAGCGATAGTAAAATGTTTTGACAACTTGAACGAAGCACCATACTGCGTCGTGTTGTAAATCGGTGCAGTATCAACAGGTTTCTTGGCAGGTGCTGGCGATGGAGTAATTGTAGGTGGCACTTCTTGAGCCTCAGGTATTTTAATGTTTTCTGGTTCTTTAAACTCGGGTGTGTTGTATACTTTTTCTTTTTCTTGAGCACCAGCTGGAGTTTCCCATTCGTCTGGTGTTTCAAACTTAGCTATATCATCAAAAGATCTTTCTGGTGGTGATAAATTCTCAAACTCAGAAACTGTTGAGTTGAGTAGTTCTGGTGCTGTTAATTCTATTGCATCAACTTCGTCAACTTCTGCTGATGCTGCACCATTACCGAACTGACCCTCAGAATAATCAGCGTGTAATGTTCCGCCAGCTTTGATGTTCATTTCATCAGTAGAAGTGATATAAACTTCTTGAGCGAGATTATGAATTGCCATATCAGATTTAACCTCAACATTGGAAGATGCATATGTCTGATGCTTTTCTTGTGCATAATTTGTAATGTTAGTTGCCATGACATTATAATCTCCCTCAACTTTTAAGTTGAAGTCTTTTCCAACAGTCATATCTAAATCGCCAGCTACGCCAACTTCAGCGTCGCCCTTTAACATAATATTACTTCTACCTTCTACTTCAATATTAGCATTACCTTGAACTAAAACACGCATATTTCCAGCAACAGTTACGTTACCAGAACCTTTAATGTAAAGATTATTGTTGCGTAATATAATTTGATAGTTATCACCAACAACGAAGTTTAGTTGTGAACCATTAGGATCCATCTCAAGATAAGTTCCCTTTCGATGATATAAATGAATACGTTCTCCAGCAGGAGAATCGTCAAACTCCATTAAATGCCCAGATTCAGATTCAAATACCTTATTGAATGGATAAACAGTGTTGTATGCAGAAACAGGTTGTGACCATTTAAATCCATTTGCAGTTGGAACAGATTTCTCACGCATCAAATCTTTAAATTGAAAACACGTTCCTTGGATAATACCACGAGCAAGTCTGTTTGTATCAGACTCATTCATATGGTCACGCAATGGATATTTACCAGATGGATCTGTGAATCCATATTGTGTAGCATTACCAGATCGATCTTCTTTATACGCTTCTTTCTTCTCTGGCGGAGCTGCGTCAATAGTTTTCTGATCTACGTTTGGTTCAATTGCAGTTGCATCTTTATTGGTTGGTTCAATGCTAGTTGTTCCACCTAAAAAGTATTCATAAAATTGTTTTTTAACTAAAGCGATGTCTGGGCTATTTCTACCCACAGAAGTTTTCGCTGCTTCAAAGAAACCTTCTTGATATTGAAGTTTTAATGAATCTTTAACTTTAACTTTTAAATATAAAGCTGCAACTAAAGCAGAAACTTCTAAGTCATCATTCAGAGAATCTGGATTATTGACGATATCAACATTTAACCCTTCTTTTAATGCTAATTTCTGAAAACGCTCGTAGTTCTCTCGACCAGTTAATTGGATTAGACCACGACCATAATATTTTCCTGCATCATCGGCAGTTTTATTTCCTAAGAAATTTTTACCACGGAAGGTTGGACCATAGAAGAATGAGAAAAATTCTTCACGTCGCATTCCCTTCTTAACTGCATAAGAATATTGTTCAACAATTTCTGGTGTTGCGCCAGAGAATATTTGTTTAAGTCTTGTTGGGTTATAATTATAATCTTCTCTTTGTGGAACCCACTTCGACTCACCACCACAAATACCAAGTAAAGCAGCCTTTGCGTATTTTGTAGTTAACCCAACTTTATCACAAGCTGCAATAAGTGCTTTGATACCATCAGTTGCTTTATTACCTGCTCCAGATTTTGGTGGTGGTGTTGTAGGAATACTCGAATTAACATCAGTTGATGCTGGAGCTGCAGCTGGTTTGGGTGCTGGCGCAGGTGCAGGAACTGGAGCAGAATTATTTGCTGCGGGAGTTCCTGTTTTAATTTGATTACCTGAACCATCTACTACTGGATTACCTGAACCATCAACCAATCCACCACCCTCTGTTGGCAGAATAGAATCGTTAGAATCGTCAGCTGCTCGTGAGCCAGATTTAGTTTGTGGTATTCCACCAACAGTACCCAGCATAATCGGTTGTTGCTGATCCTCATCACGGAACAAAATAACAACCCAAGTTCCAGGAACTGGACCAGTTGGCGAGTATCCCAAACCACTAATCGCAGCAGAAGTGACTGGTTGCATTGGATATGCCCATGGCAAATCTTCAGTTGGTAATAAAGTTTTATCGTCTGTATGAATACCTACTACACGAACTTGACAACGACCAAGTTTTAGTGGATCTAATCTGTTCTCAACTACACCAGTATATAACTGCATTATTTCGCCCCATCAAGATTAATTAATAAAGAGT